GGGCAGGCAGGAGGGTGGCCGGTAGACTGTGAAAGTGCAGGGGGTATTGCGCCCCCTGCGGTGTTGGTGGTTGCAGCAACCCATACGGGAAGCCCTCGAAGATTCGTAAGGCTCAGGGCGCCTAACTTCGTACAGGGATTTTGCCTAACCTACAGGCGTCATCCTTACGCACATAACACTTACCGCCTTAATCTGACTAAACCTTACTACCTTTAGCCTTAAACCATGACACTTGAGGTTGCCCATTGAGGGACTTGCCTTGGTCTGATTAGGAGTCAGATGCTTAGCACTTACCCGGCTTAGCTTAGGCCTGATTAACGATTTTGTCTCCGCACGTCCGCTGCAACGTTAAGCGGTTACTACTCTACCAGATCATTGATTGCGTTAGCAACCTCCAGTGCTGAGTCGATGCGGAGTGGTTCGGCCTTCAGAGCAGAATACCGCTCATCACGGTGCTGCTGCGAGAAATACCGGCGGATCTTCACTTCCAGCGGTACGCCGCTCGACTGCGGCAGGTGGCCCTCTTTCAGCCCCCGGTCGGCAAGCACCGCGTACGCATCCATCTCCATCGCAGCCAAGTCCTTGCGGCGGTGAATCCACTCGGCGATGGTCTTCTCCACCGATACGCCGTCCTCTGTCTCGACAACCACGCGTACCAGAAGGTTCGTGCGCTGGATGGCGATACGCAGGCGCAGGATCTCTTTCACGATATCTCGCCGTGCGTCGATCCATGATTGCACCTGTGCCGCCTGATCTGTGTAGCGCGGTGTTTCGTGAGACAGGCCAGCGCAATGATTGCGGATACGCACCGCGAGATCGTCGGCCTTGATCTTCAGTTCTTTGAGCTTCTTCAGCCCTTCGATGATCTTCATTTCTTCACCTTGTACCCAGAAAGTTCGTAAGCCCGCGCCCGAGACATGATATACCACCGCTTCGGGCGACCAGAAGTATCACCGGCAAACACATCAAACTCTTGCTTGTCGTAGGCCAGTGCCGCCGCGTCGAACATACCGTTGTCTACGACGCACACCGGCACCATGTCCTCGGAATCGAGCGCAGCCCGTGCATCCTTCTCGCTGCAAGCCGTGGCACCGTACTCGCGCACAAGGTGCGCTCCCTTTCCAGACAATGGCCCTTGGATGTAGTAACCCATGCTACCTCCTCTCACTATTACACCTAGAAAACACCGAATAACGTACAGCGTGCGTTATTCGCTGGTCTCTTTGGTGGGGTCGCAAACCACACGGCCCCTTCCTTCAGGTCTCTATCTGCTATTTAGGGGGCTTTGTCGGTCGCAGCGCCCCACCATCTAGCCGTACTCCAGATGCGGTGCCTTCGGCACTTTTCTCGGCACACTGGGGGTTGTCGCAATCCGTGAGATTCTGGCGGGCGCACCGCCCGGTGGCGTACTGTATCCGACATCAATGTACGCCGTACTCACGTAGGCCCCGCAAACGGCAAGCGCGGCTGCTACCCCCATGGAGAACGGCAAGCATACGCGGATTACCAGTCCGCCCATACGTGCCGCCACGTTCATATAGTCCCCCCTCGTTCGTGTTTCTCTATGACCGTACTTTACCCGCAATCGCACTGTGTGGCCGATCCACATAGCGGATACTTACGATGTGCGTGTGCGCGTATCTACATCGCCCACGTTACCTGCAGCAACCCAGAAGAGCCGCACTACCGGTCCAGCGCCACCGATCTGCAGACAGTACAGCGCTTGGCACTCAGAGAGTTCGCAGATTATCACCCAGTTACGATTCTTTGTCAAACACACTAACACAGGCAGTAGTAGGGGCGATACTGTGCCAGTACAGAATTTTAGTCCCCACACAAGGGCTCTGGTAGGTGGCCTAGTTGACTGACTACAAAATCGAGTAACGCACCGTGACTCACTGGGGCTGGCGGTCGGGTCTTGACCTCACCCGTAGACGGCTCTTGATTACGGCTAGGTGCAGCATACTGGGTATCAAGACGTTGAGAGAATTTCACGAGCCGTCCGTTCTCCCACCCGCGCGACTGCTTTACGAGACCTGACGCAGCCAGTAAGGCGATGTACTTGATCGCACAAAACTTAGTGACCCCTAGGTAAGAAACCACATCATTGACGGTGACCATACCTATCGCGTCTACTAGGTAAAGTACCTGACTCAGGCGCTGATCGAGAGCGTAGGCAGTGGAGTAGTTGGTTCGCGCTGACCACATACGTGTGGGCCTAGTGTGTCCTTTCGGTAGCACAGTCTCGCAATCAAGCAGTTCACGGTCGCGCATCCATATCAGGAAAGCGCACATACGCCTACCCAGCCCTAGCGCCTTGCGGATGTCAGGCTCACGCATCGGGCCTCTGCTCTGTAACAGACGCAAAACCTTGTCTGTCGTGGACCCGGGGATAACACTCTTCATAGTCCGCATTAACTTACCTCACCCCTAGATAGGGGGCACCGTGTGCCAGTACCCTTTTTTCAATGTTTCGTGGAATCTACCGCGCCGCTGATAAGTGAGTCGGCCACATCATGCAACACATCAGCAACGCAAGCTAGTGAATCCTCGTCGTCAGCTACACCCTCGACAACAAAGTTAACCTCGCCATCGTCGGAGTGGTAGACCGTAATCACGTATACATCCACGGTATCTTCGTCTTGCTCGTATTTGTGTGTAGTCATGGTAATGTGCAATCGATTGCAAAACTATGCGGATACACCGACTACTGAAATACCTTACTCCGGCGACACGGAAAAATCGTCGTCTTCGTATATGACCTTCTTCATGCTACCTGCCGGGCGATTACCCTCCTCAGAATACTTACTGAGCGCTACCAGCCTAGCCGTACTCTCGTCGCTGGTCAGACTACCACATACCGCCCCGATCCTTCCAATACCCGGAACAAACACACCCCACTGGTCGTATTCCATCTCACACCTCTCAACAAAAAGCCCCTTGCGGGGCTAGTCTATTTCCTGTGCTTCTGTACGTACTTGAGCACAGCCCGCACACCATATACAACCTTGACCAATCTCACCTCACGAACCTTTGTCTTTTTCTTGGCATCAAATGTGTCCAGTGCCAAGTCATAATCCGTAGTCCGTAGCGCGCGCTCCACTACGCGATTGGTCATGACCACCTCGACTACGTACACGATGCACCTGTCAGAGGTATCTGTTCACCATCTCAAGCTCAATCGCCCGATAGACCTCATGCCTGCCGTAAGCTACGAAAAACCTACGACCCTCCCGCAAAAGCATCAACGGCCACAACACTGCAACCACCGCCAAGCAGATAGCCGTATATAGCCTGCGCTCAAGACGCGTAACGCTACTGCGGGTATGTCGGTAGCTCAATGTCTGATACACGTAGCCTGCATACACGGCTGAGTGGAAAACCACTACTACCTTAAGCAGGCCAATAAACGCGTAAGATATGCACCCAAATGCGATCCAGCTATCCTCAATCATCGCCTACTCCCCTCGAAACGTTCACCAAATTCCGCACGGCCATTACCTATTACCTCGTTACCTGACTCGGACACCCAAGTACTGCGCTTGGTCAGCATCGAGTAGTAGGCGCCGGCCACTGCATCCGCCACATCCTTACTGCCATTCACCGGGTGATCGACTTTGTCCTTATCGTCATCGTACTCCAAATCAAAAAGCTCGCGGATCAGTACCTCCTGATGGTACTGCCGTATGCGGTTATCGTTATAGGCGTCACGCAGGTTTTTGTACGGTGCGGACGTTCTGTCTACCGAAATATTACCAGTGCGCATACCTATCTTGCGCCACTGCTGTACGGACTCGATACTAAAGATACCGTCGTATGTTACCGCCCTGATCGGGTACCCGTATACATCACGTAGCTGCCGTATCCATGTACGAACCTCCGCAAAATCTATTTCATTATTGGAGTCAGGCTGTATTGAGCACGCCATCTCAATGGTAGCGATAGGTAGCTTCTCGATAGCCCCATTACTGCGTGTAACGGAGGTGAGGCCATCGTATCTCAGCATGGCGATACCACAACTGTCCCCGGTCTTCGACAAGTCAACGTGCACATAGCGCGGACGTGAGGGGTCGGTACAGTAATGGCTGTACTTCACGACCGGCATCCCATCCACACCTAGAATAACGTTGTCCTTGTTGAGGAACGACTGGATACCTTCCTCCTCCCCGGCAGACACAGCCTCGTAGATCTTGAAACGACGGGTAATGAAGGGGGAAATAGCCGAGGTGGATATACCGCAGATGTCTCGTAGGGCGGAATGCGGGTCTCTCTGGAACTCCGTCTCATACTCGATGGGGATGTCTAGAACGCGAGCCTCTGGCGGTACGGCGTCCCCGTCCTTCAGGATACGCACATCGTTGATCATGTCGTTACCGACAAGCAGCCTAAACTTTTGCCCACAGAAATTTTCTTGAGGTTTTACCTCGTATTGCGGCCTATCGTAGATGTAGATACCTTGCTCGTCGTGCTGCAGAGCCTGAGCCTTACGCTTGTCGGTAAAGTCCCCTTTATAGCGGGTTGACGATGACGTACAGAGTATCCCTATCTTGGGTCCGGGCTTGGTGAAACGACCCTTGATACGGCGGGTCATTGCACTGTGTATTGTCTGGGCCTGATCGTAGACCCCAGCGCGGCCTGTGGTTACCTCTGCCTTCTTAGAACGTAGCACAACGTTCATGAAGTTGATTTCGTCAATGATCCCCGAAAGTACTGCTTCACCTAGGATCGAGTCGGCGTCCACACCCGCAGGCACTACACGGATGTTCTTCTCCTCAAAGATCATCTCGGACTCAACCAGCTTGCTCGGTCGTAGGTGCTTCTGAAAATACGGGATGTGCTCAATCATGTGGCGCAGAGGGTCGTAGATAACCTTCTTCGTCACGTGCGGCTTAGCGGCCATGATAGCGAACACAATAGAGGTCGCTTTCGGCAGGCCGTAGTAGCCTTGCGGGTTGTCCAAGCAGGACAACAGGTAAAGGTGGTATAGCTGGGTAATCTTCGATATTTCCGTTTTTCCGCTACCTGTGTTCCCGGTGACGTATACACTACCGTTGCGCCTCGCCAACCACATACCCGTAGGCAGTGTGAAGCAGTAGCAATACCCATCACTGGCTTCAACAAGCTGTGCTTCAGGCCCTTTAGGCGAAGCGGACATGGTGTATTCAGCGGAACGACAACGCTTCACCCTATACTCGACAGACCGATTTCCCCCGCGATCTTGCCACTGCATGGTAGCCCGTACCCCTGTAGCGAGATAGGCGTACTGGATGAAATCAGCTTCCTCTTTCTTCGCAGTGTAGAACTGTTGGTGCCTCGCGGAGCCATCCCAGTGCATTACCTCGTCGGTAACAATACGGAGCTGGTCCTGTGTGCAACCCCACCAACCCTCGTATGTCTTGTTCCGTTGCGGCGCGTAAAAACGGATGCGGCGGTAGTCTCCGTTGTGCGGTACTTCAGTAAACGCAATACCCGCCTCCTGAAGGATACGCCTAGCCCTGCGAATTTTCCGCGGCTTTTTTACGATCACATTACACCAACTGGAGTCATCCCTTGTATCAAAGGAGCCATCGGCATGAACCATAACCATCACACGGATCTGTTCGTCGGATAGATCAATCCCTACCCGCCCCGTAGGGGTAAAGGTAGATAGGAACTTACCTGTGAACCCGGTAGCAGTTCTATTGTGGTTCTCGGCCACGTCCTCTGCGGACATCTCGCAGATTTCCCCGGTGTTCCTGTTCCGGTAGATAACGCGATGCCCCGGAGTTAACATCATATCCAGACCGCCCCGAGGTGCGAAGTGGTAAAACATTCGGTGGCGGCGGCGGATGTACGCCTGCGGTGTCACAAACTCTAGAGTACCGTCTACCGAGTATTGACCGACAAGATCACCTTCCTCAAAATCGGAAATATACTTCCAGCCGTTCGGGGTTAAAAACTCGGTTAGCGCGTCTACACACGAGCCCATCAGAAGAGCCTCATGCTTGGCCCCTCCTACCTGACCTTTCCACCAGTACTTGTTAATATCAACGATGGCTGCGCGTACTTCGGGCCACAACGATATGTCAGTAGCCCCCAGAAACTCCGACCCCGACAGAAACTCTTCTATGCCTACCGGAGCGTGCGTGAGGTGCTTCATGAAGTCGAATAGCACCGTATCGTTGTAATACACCTTGCGCTCTAACGCGGTGGCGTACATCTCACCGAACAGCTTATTCTCGCAACGTTCAGCCTCCTCCCACGCCCCTTGAACCATGGCGCGAGCCTGCTCGCTAACCCCCGGCGCGGCACCCGGGGTCCGTCGTCTCCCTACGCGGCGGGTGTGTGTGGCAGTCATAGGTCAAGATTCTCCTGATCGCCAGAATCGATAGCGTCGTTGACCGCACCGCTGAGGTCACCCAGACCGCCGGACAGAAGGCGCTCAGTATTCTCCATGAGGCGACGAACATCGGACGTACCGTTACCGTCCTGCGCCTTGCGAAAACGCAACACGTCATAGACACCTGCTGTCTGGAAGAAACGGTGCATGTCATTCTTGGCGGCTAACGCTGTACGTACAGCCGCAAGACGCATTGCGTAGGGTAGGTCGTTCTTGGAGGCGGCGCGCATAGCCATAGCACCAGCTTCCTCGTAATACCCCTTGCTGTCTCCGATGATCTCGTCGATATCCAGACTGCGAGACGATGCGCGATGGCGCTCCTTCAACTCGTCACGATCACGATATACCTGAGACACAGAGATACCAAGCTGGTTTGCTATCTCATCGAGCGGTACCCCACGCATCATGAGGCGGTGTAGTAGATTCAGCCGGTACTCTCGTTCGTAGGTGGTAGAACGGCGGCGCACCTGCGCCAGACGCCCCTGCGGGTTGGAGGACTCAGACGGCGTC